AATCTTTTGTCCAACACCCGAGCTAGAGCGTGTCTTCATTAATTGTATTTGATATTTTCCACGCTCACGCATGGCCCTTGAAGTAAAGATACCAAACACATTATCTGCTGTGTTTATCTTACTAATACCACCCGAAATATGGCTATGATCAAACTCAACTTCTTCTACTGCTGCTCTATTCAACTGGCTTGCTGTGACAAATAATACGTTAAGCTCTTTGGCCAAATTACGCAGTTCTTCCGACACATATTTGTCTTTAACAAACAAGTCATTGGGACTTACCTTGGCTGATACTGGTATTAACAAATCTAAATAATCTACACACATAAAATCTAGTTTACGCCCAGTTCTAATTTGTAGTTCTTTGGCATAGCTGCGAATATCATTTACAGTACTCTGTGCTGGCATGTACTTGATTTGAAATCCTCCAGATTTCTTAGCAGCCATTTTTACTCTGAGTTCAACAGACTCAATATCACGAAATATTTCTCTAGTACTGATATCAGTGACCATGCTGTCAATACGCATACCGCAAAGTTCCTCGCCCAGTTCGAGTGTAAGATATACACCATTCAGCCCAGACTGTAGCCAATTCACTGCAAGATTTTGCATGAACAAACTTTTACCAGAACCAGATCCACCAGCAAAGATATTAAGCTCACCGCGATTAAATCCGCCGTATAGCAATTTATCAAGACTGGGCCAACCTGTGCTTAATTGTCCGTTATTGGTTTTTAATTTAAGTAAGCGTTCACGAGGATTTTCGAAATAGTCAATACCTAGATTTTTAGTTAAACTAATCTGTACTGCTTGTTTGATTAGATTTTCAACAGGATCATAATCACCTTTTTCAATAAGATCAGCAGCCTTAAGAATTGCTCGTTCTATTTCATTTCGTCGAGTAAAATTTTCAAATTCTTCAAAAAACCAATCAAGTTGCCCGGTATCAAGTTCGGGTAAAGGGTTTAACTCAGCACCAGATACTGCACGTACCTGTTCAAACCTAGGCAATACAGTATAATCTTTCACATGTTCTGCGATAAATTTCGCAGCTTCTCTCAAAGACCTATCAAAATTTTCAGGATTGAATATATTTTGTATGCGTATGAAATTCACTGCATCAGTGAGCATGATCTCTAAGAATAACTTCTGTAGATCAACTGTGTACTTTTTCATACTAATTTCTTGGCCTTTAGCTGTATCTTAAGTGGCGATGTTTCTTTTGAATCAAGGATCGATTTCAATGTAAACAACTTTCCATATCTAACCACAGCATCATTAATATCCTTCGAAGTCTCATACCAAACAGGAAACGCCACTGACCATCCGTACTCTAAGGCAGCATCTACTAATTTTACGCCAGCACGATCACGATCTGGTACCACAATTACTTCACGCTCGAGATCGTTTATAATATCTGCCTGTGCTAGTTTACACTCATTGCTGAGAATAGCAACACCATCAATGCTCATAGCATCAAACGGACCTTCGCACACTATGACAAACTGAGCTCGACGTTTTTGATTATCAATATTAAACACAAAGTTTGGTTCATAATTGCTATAATATTTTGGTTTGATATTATCGTCCCAGGCTCTAGCAGTATATCCAATAATTTTATTACGCCAAGTAAAAGGTATAATAACACGCCTATTAAGATTGTGTTCGATGTTAGTACTTACCAATAAAGGATATGTATTTAAATCGATAGCTCGTTGTTGACAATATTTTAAAGCAAGAGGATCATTTTCTACCGTATCTAAATTAGATGGCATTGACCTAGCCGGGAAGTCAATCTCAACTGGAGTTTGATATTCATGCCCATCTAAGACTAACTGATCTCGTAACCGAATAGATTCAATAACTAAGAACTGTATCTGACTTGTTTCTGCACCAAGCCAATTCAACAGTTGCCTAAATTTATATCCTAAAAACCAACCTGGTCTATAACTAGTACGAAACTGGCAATTAAAACAGTGATATGTTATGGTACCATCGGCATTGGTAATTATGCCACCACGACCACGTGTATCTGGTCTTTCACCTCTGTGGTGGCAGCAGACTGCATCAAACGATACCCAACCGTTTGTAGATCGACGTCGTTTATTAGGAAGTAATTGTAGTACAGTATCTTGTACAGCAGTTGACATTATTCACTACCGTTGAATTCTTCCCCGGTATCTAAACCAAAAATCAAATGTTCAATTTTATTGTGAACTAGATTACAAATTTGCCAACGTGCCATATTATGTTCCTGTTTGAATTATTTCTATACCACTTTGTTTGAGAAAAAGTATACCATGATCATTTCTGTAATGAACACCAAAATATACACGATTTATACCAGATTGGTAAATTAATTTGGCACATTCAATGCAAGGACTATGTGTTACAAATAATTCTGCACCTTCGGCGCTCTCAGTGCTGCGGGCAAGTTTGGAGATTGCATTTGATTCGGCATGCAGTACTTCAGGACGAGTAACTAGTTCAGAACCATGTGCGTTTGATTGCTCATATTCACAATTATTGTCCCAACCTGTAGGCATACCATTCCATGAGAATGATATTATATTATTTTTTTTTACTACCACACAACCTACCTGTAGTCGACGTGCTCGACTAAGTCGAGCACATTCTTGGGCGATTTTCATGTAAAAATTAGTCATTCTAGTGTTCATAGAACGATTTTACATGATATTATGTTCTAAGTCAATATCATTGGCTATTTAAGCTGTTCGATAACACAATAAGCATCGCCTACACCGCCACCACCTGGCATACTTCTTGCTATAACAGTGACCCTATATATTAGATGAAAGCTCTGATCTGCAAACATAAAGGAAAGACTGTCACCTTCTCCTGCTAAATTTCCAAAGTTACCCCAATTTGTATTACCAGAGATAGCTTGGAAATTTCCAGCAGCTAGATTCACCGGACTTGGGAATATTCTAAAAGCTGAGCATGTTACGTTATTTGTTGGATTATTATAGTTTACTTCTACAGCAAGCTCGCCTAAATTATTAGATACTCTTACCTTTAGGTAATCTTTAACCGCTATCTGTCCACCAACTGATATTGCAGCAGAGCCACTATGTTCATTTACTATATTAGAAGGGAATTCATTTCCGGTAAATGCTGTGGTCTGAAATGTACTATCAGTAAATGTTATACCCGGTAAACTTATCGGTGCTGGACTAACATTCATAGCAGTCTGCGGTAAAACTAAATTCCCTGTTCGATCAAACTTCCAAAGTCGTGAACCACCAGGTGCTGCACCACTGCCATTACTAATAATATAAGCATCTTCAGCAGAAGTAAGAGCTAGATTGCCTGCTATACTTGATATCTCGGCTTCAGAAATCTGCACCTGTCCGCCAGTGCTAGCAGCAGGGAATAACACATAAGGTTCTGGTCCACTGGTATTTAGAATAACTTCTGCATTGCCACTTACTAGTTTATTTCCTGTAACAACTAGATTAGCAACAGTATCACCTAATGTTGATATATTAGATATTAAATTAGCATCTATGTTTTGAAATGAGGCAACTATTTCGGTTAAACTGTCTAGTGCAGCAGGATCAATATTAGTCTTGATATAATCAATTTGCGCCTGGAGATTGGCTTGAACTGTAGTCACAGCAGCATTTGCCAAATTACCAAAGTAACTTATAGCATTAGTAACATCTGTATGTATGGTAACAAGGTTTGCACTGACATTAGGTGTAAGTAGATAGAAAATATTGGCAACCATGCTCTGATTGACCGCAGTAGATTGCGTGGTACCATCAGGAAATTTAACATTACCAATCAAGGAAATAGCTTGATTAGCAGAATTGAAGACTTGTAGACCATTGTCGGTCACTGTCAGGGACGCATTACCGAAATATGCGGTGGCGTTACTGATATATAAATCACGCCAGGCCCGTGTTGGAGATCCTAGATCTTGTGCTAGATGATTTTTAGGTAACAGGCTACCGTCTAATATTAAATTGCCAGTGGCTGTTAAATTGGCATAGAACCCTGAATTAACTAACTGTGACTCAACATTATTAGCTATTAATGCATTAACATTAGCAACTATTTCACTCAAACTATCAAGTGCAGTAGGATCTATGTTATTCAATATACTATTAATTTGACTTTGTACATTAGCAACTTGAGTAGCAAGATAATCTGCACTAGTAATAAGTATACCACCTGGTGTAGATCCATCTTGAATTCTCAATAATTTTAAAGTGGTATCAATTACCAATTCGCCCATAGGTCCAGTATATGCCAGGGATTGTGTAGTGCTTAACCGTTTAATTAGAACCTGTCTGGTGTTTAAACTTAGGGTTTGTGGGTCTATGGTCATGGTGTAGTTCCGCTATCAATAGTAAGAATGTCGCCTGTTTCGCCTTCTTGTGGCAGCATGTCAGAATAATAAGCAGGCTTAACGATTAAATCTATAGGTACTTCAAAATTATGATTGTGTACAATGGTTGTTCAACATTGGTAAGTAGAGTAATATGTCTAAAAGTAAGTTTATATGTACGTAGTTTTAGTGTATCGGCTTGTTCGCGAGTAATGATAAACCGCCCTTGGCCTTTCGCTTGTTTGGTAAATTCTAAACCAAAACTGTACTCTGTTAATTTTGATTCGGGATTTTGTATATCAACTTGTACTACACACCCTAGCATGTTCACAGGTTTTT